AGGGTACGTTTGCTGACTTCATTGCATGGATTGCTAACTACAACCAGTACATTCTGGGCGAGTGGTCTGACAAGATGCAGCATGACAATGAGGAAATCCCTGATGCCATTGTAGAAGACTTGGTGGACATTGACGAGGACTTTGTGTAATGCTAGACATGCCACCATCAGGCATTGTCTATGACATGTCAAATGAAGCGTACCACAAGCAAGTAGGGTACAGTTCGTCTGCCATTAAAACGGTGTGTAAGCAATCTCTTGCACACTACATGGCACAGAAACCATTGGGTGACAGCCCAGCATTTGCATTGGGGAGTGCAGTACACGCTACGTTACTTGAGCCAGAGCGTGACCTAGTTATCAAGGGACCAAAGACACGTGTGTCTAAGCTGTTCAAAGACCTGTACGCTAACAAGACTGAAGACCAAGTTGTCCTTACAGAAGTGGAATACCATGTACATAAAAAGATGTGTGAGTCTGCACTGGCTAACGACAAGTGCATGAAGCTGCTAACAGACAAGCGTAGGGTCACAGAGAGTAGCATATTTACAAGTGATCCTGCCAACGGTTTGAACCTAAAGACAAGACCAGACCTATACATACCAGAGACAGGACAAATTGTTGACATCAAGACTACTATCGACGCTTCACCAAAAGGTTTTGCGGAACAAGTGGGTAAGTACGCTTATCATATACAAGGTGCTTTCTATTTGCATACTTGTAAACTGGCTGGCCTAGACGTAAAAGAGTTTAGCTTTATGGCTATTGAAAAGACTGCACCTTACATAGCACACGTGCATGTTATGTCACCTGAGTTAGTAATACAAGCAACTAAAAGGGTTAAAGAAACACTTGACTTTATAGCTGAAGCTAATAAGACAGGTGACTTTGGAACTGGTTGGGGTGATTACTCAACACTTAAAGTAGGAGACTTTTAATGTTTGATGAAGAAGAAGTAAAGGAACTTGAAGCAAAAATTTCAGACATGGAGACTGCTCTAAAAGCCGCCAAGCAAGACTTAAAACATAAGAAGTATGGCCCCTTGAGGGACGCCATTGCCACACGCAATGCTATGGATGAACAGGTGCAGGAAGAGTTGACCAAGTTAAACCTGACGCATGACCCTTGGGTAGTGCATCCTAGCCGACACCTTTTCTGGAGATGATGAATGGCAAGAGCTTTCGTGCAGCTAGAAAGTACGGGTACAGGAGTGGCCTAGAGGTTACACTGGCTACATATCTAAAAGAGCAAGGCGTAGATGCTGCGTATGAGTCCATGAAGATTGAATGGGAAGACCTCACATACAGAACCTACACCCCAGACTTTGTACTACCCAATGGCATCATCATTGAGGCCAAAGGATTATTTACTACCAATGACAGACGTAAGCATCTTGCGATAAAAAAGCAACACCCTTACTTAGATATACGGTTCGTGTTTGAAAACGGTAGACGTAAGCTAAGTAAAGGTGCTAAGAGTTCATACGGTGTATGGTGTGACAGGTACGGCTTTGATTGTTATGACAGGATAGTGCCTGAAGCATGGTTAAAAGAAAAGGGTAAAGCATTAGACACTAAGTTTGTTGCTTACCCCCATCCTAAAATAGTGAGGAAGTAAATGACAATCAAGGATATGATTAACGAACTAAAAGAAGAAGACTTTGTAATTCGTATCTCACCCTTTCAAGAAGACGGTACATGGGACGGTGATGTACAGGTGTCCTTGGTATCATCTGAAGATAACCCATTAAATGATGAGGACTTTGCCTACATTTCTCACTTGTGTAGTATGCTCTGTGCTGTTATACCTGTCATTGAAGAGGACGAATATGTAAGGGATGCACTGCATCACTTTGTAAACAATAGACTTGATGATGAAGTACCAGACAAAGATGAGCCATCGTATACATCTGACGGTAATGTATTAACACTAACATCTAAGACAAGAGGTAACGCATAATGGTTAAATGGACACTACATGAGGCTGCTGACATGGATGAAGATGTAGTCAATTCTCCCCCACAATATAATTCGGGGGGTATTGAATGCATTGATGCAATGAAGGCAATGTCAGAGGGATCATACGTAGAGCCACACCATGCCTACTGTTGGCAGAATGCCTTCAAGTATATCTGGCGGTGGCCTTATAAGAATGGTATTGAAGACTTACGCAAGGCCCGGTGGTACATAGACCGCCTAATAGATGAGCTTGAACATGATAGCTAATGTACTTATAAGTCTTGAGATTGATGTAGATGACTACCCTGTACCAGTAGACGGTAGCGTTGAAGAAGAATTGAATGAGGCTATGTATGCATACATCTATGATATAGATGGCATTACTATAACTAAGATGAGGATAATGACTAATGAAAAGTAACTACCTACCAACAGACTATCAGACCTTTATTGCAACTAGCCGTTATGCTAGGTGGCTAGACGATAAAGGTAGACGAGAAACGTGGGGTGAAACAGTAGAACGGTACATAGAGAATGTTGTCAAGCCTTGGCTCAAGCCAGTTGACCTTGAAGATGTACGTAATGCCATACTGGGGCTAGAGGTTATGCCTTCTATGAGGTCACTAATGACTGCGGGTAAGGCAGCAGAGCGTGACAATACTTGTATGTATAACTGCAGCTACCTACCCGTAGATGACCCTAAGTCCTTTGATGAGGCTATGTTCATCCTCCTTTGTGGTACAGGTGTTGGCTTCAGTGTTGAGCGGCAGTTCATCAGTAAACTCCCTGATGTTCCTACTCTTTTCCAGAGTGAAACTACTGTTGTCATTAAGGACAGCAAGGAAGGTTGGGCGAAAGGGCTGAGACAAGTGTTGGCACTCCTATGGGCTGGCGAAATTCCCAAGTGGGACGTATCTAAAGTCAGGCCAGCAGGTGCAAGACTAAAGACATTTGGTGGTAGGGCGTCAGGCCCAGCACCGTTGATTGATCTGTTTAACTTTGCTATTACTACGTTCAGACAGGCACAGGGACGTAAGTTGTCCAGCCTTGAATGCCATGATCTTATGTGTAAGATTGGTGAGGTAGTAGTGGTCGGTGGTGTTCGTCGTAGTGCAATGATTAGTTTATCAAACTTATCTGATGATCGTATGCGTCATGCTAAGTCAGGTAACTGGTGGGAGAATGCAGCCCACCGTGCCTTGGCTAATAACTCAGTGTCCTATACAGAAAAGCCAGACAGCATTGCATTTATGCGTGAGTGGACAGCCCTAATGGAGAGTGGTAGTGGTGAAAGAGGTATATTTAATAGAGAAGCATCAGTCAAACAAGCTGCAAAGAATGGCCGTAGAGAGTCTTGCTATGAGTTCGGAACAAACCCCTGTTCGGAAATCATTCTTAGGCCGAATCAGTTCTGTAATCTTACAGAGGTTGTCATCCGTGCGACAGATAGTCTGGAAGACCTTGCAAGAAAAGTCAGCATTGCAACTATACTTGGAACCATTCAGTCAACCTACACGAACTTTCCATACTTGCGTAAAATGTGGCACACCAATACAGCAGCAGAACGATTGCTCGGTGTGTCACTTACAGGGATAATGGACAATCCCCTTATGACTGCAGCTAACAACGGGTTGGCTGAAACATTGGAGCATCTTAAAAATGTGGCTGTTTCTACTAACGCTGAGTGGGCTGACCGTCTTGGTATCCCTCATAGCACTGCTATTACTTGCGTCAAGCCCAGTGGAACAGTTTCCCAACTGGTTAATTCGGCTTCTGGAATACATGCTCGTCACAGTCCCTATTATATCCGTACTGTGCGTGGAGATAATAAAGACCCATTGACACAGTTTATGATTGACTCTGGTGTACCAAGTGAGCCTGACGTAATGAAGCCTGACGCTACCACAGTGTTCAGCTTTCCTATGCAGTCACCACTAGGTGCTATTCATACCGCAGACATGACAGCCATTGAACAGCTAGACATGTGGCTGTTGTACCAGCGTCATTGGTGTGAGCATAAGCCAAGCGTTACTATCAATGTCAAGTCTGATGAGTGGCTTGAGGTAGGGGCATTTGTTTACAAACACTTTGATGAAATGTCAGGTGTGTCATTCCTACCATTCAATGAGCATACGTATCAACAGGCTCCGTATCAAGACTGCACACAGGAAGATTACTACGCTATGGTTGATGCCTCACCATTGACTATTGATTGGACTAAGCTGTCTTCCTATGAGCAAACAGACAACACTAGTGGTATGCAAACTATGGCATGTACGGGTGATGTATGTGAGATGGTAGACATTACCTAATGCAACTTGAGTTGTTTAATAATCTAAGTCCTCATCCATGTGAAGGGGGCTTAGAATGTAACGACTGTGGTGTAGTTCAACCTGTTGAAAACTTTCAACGCATACCATCAGGTGAGATAAAAAGAAAATGTACTACATGCAAGAGAAATCAAGACAGGCTAATAAAATACTTGAAGACTTTGCATCCTTATCCTAATGAAGAATACATATGCCCTATATGCTGTAGGGACATACAAGAAATAGGCAGGAAAGGACAGAAGAGGCTACAATCATGGGTGCTAGACCACTGCCATGAAACTGAAACATTCAGAGGGTGGCTATGTGGTAATTGTAACACAGGATTAGGTGGATTAAAAGACAGTCTTGAAAGAGTAAACAAAGCTAAATTATATTTGGAGAACCATATAGGCAAATAAAAGGAGAACTAGAATGATATGGATTTATGTAGTAGCAATAACACTTACTAACCCAGTAAACGTAAAGAGTTCCTTTCAGATACATGCCCCTAACATGGCATTTAAAACAGAAGCGTCTTGCCAATCTTGGAGAGAGTTTGATATGCTACGTTTGTATAAGTCAAGACCAGATGATAATGCCAAGGCAGTAAGCCAGTGCTTCTCATTACCTTTTAATATAGATA